GTTATCACAGGCAAAACAATACAGGGCGACACCGGCAGAGATTGCCGATTTGCCGTTCTTACGGGGGATTTCGGTATACACCTCCCGGAAGCGGCGCAGCCGGGTACCTTTATTGACCCAGCCAAACGCACAGCAGATCACAAAGAGCTGCCACGGCTCCAGCGTGATGGGCATCCTCTTGAATGCCCACTCCCCCTTGGTGTGTGGCAACAGCTGAATAAATTTGGCGGCCCGTTCAGCCAGGTCCTTGTCGAAGCGGTAACGAAACGACTTACTTTTTTCCGCCATCAGGTCATCAAGATGGCGCTGGCAGGCCTGAATCACAAACTGGCAGGCCACAATATTTCCGCGCACGACATCACGGGCATACTGATTGGCAGCATTTACGTTGGGGTAAGATTTCCGGCTCATGATTCGATGATTTTCAGAAACGGGTTAGTGGCTTTCTTCTGCCCCGCCAGGCCAATCAGACGCTGGCGGCTGCTGGGGTCGAGTCCGAGCATTGCCCCCGTACTGCTCATCTCGGACTCCTGTTCTTTTTTGGCGGTCAGCTCCGGATTTTTGACCATACCGCCCATTGCACCGGTGATGGTGTTGCCCTGTCTGGCAATATTTTTCACGGCACGTCGCCAGAACTCGTAGGCCACGCACCACCGCTCAAGCACCGCGAGGTCAGTCACGCACAGCAGGCCCTGACCGCAGAGTTCTTTAGTTGTCAGTTGCCACATGATCGTAGCGAGAGGGAGATCTTCTTCAGCGAACCACTCCGGTGGCTCAACACCTTTGATGGGCGTAAAAACAGGTTCATCTTTATTCAGGGCTCGCTTGCCGGGGTTTCCGGCCAGCGCCTTGCGCGCCGTTGGCTTGGGGCGACGCCCGGAACGCCCCGCCGTTCCAGCCATATGCGGCACTCCTGGTTAAATTTCATTTTTCGCGGGTATAAAAAAACGATGGGGCGGGCAGTCCGGAAGACGTCAGGCCGCAGGGATTTGACCCGCCCCTCCCCTCAGGCAGTTGAGAATTATTATCACTTCAACCGTTCACGGGCCGTCTTCGCCTTATGACACGGCCAGCACAGACTCTGCAGATTACAGTCGGCATCAGTGCCGCCATGCGCTTTAGGGATGATGTGGTCAACGGTTTTCGCCTCGCGCACCACACCAGCACGCAGGCACAACTGGCACAGGCCTTTGTCACGCTTGAGCACACGTTCACGGATAACATCCCATTTCGAACCATAACCGCGCTGGTGTCGGGACTGGCCTGGCTTGTATTGCTTCCAGCCTTCGCTTTTGTGGCTTTCGCAGTAGCCTGACGGGTCAGTAGTGGTATGGCGGCAGCCGCGAACACGGCAGGCTTTTGGGGTTCGTAGGGGCATTGCATAATCCTCTTGGATGGTTCGCGTACGATACGTGGCATCCTTCTCAGAATCGAATCGCACTCCATTCCGGTTTTGCCATAAACGATCTTTTATGCTTCGCTGGATGTAGTTGATAGTTGTTGAAACTCAATGAACAGGAGTTCACAAATGAATAGTTATGAATGGGAATGGCTTTTGAACAAAGATGACACCCTATACTTTTTCCCCGTAGGCCATTCTGTAGAAGGTAATTACAAAATTCACTTTGAGTTGAGCGGTAGTTGTAACCTTAGAGTCTCAGATGCTGAATGGCATGGTAAACCTGTACTGCTGTTCGAATACTTCGATGAAGATGATGACCGCCCTGCAATAATCGAAATATTAGAAACAACCACTACAACTGTGGAGGCGATGATCGCACATCTGAATAGTATCGATAGTATTTACCATGAACCGATTTACAAAGCTGTTTACGAGTGGGCTGTAAAGTTTTTCTATCGATGATACTTCGTTATCTTTCTGGTATTCACAATACCTTTACATATTAATGACATGCCAGCACAATACTGTCACTTACAACCGTTCGGATTACCTAGAGAAAAGTATGATTCAGGATTTACTGATCGAAGCAATTAGTCACGATAGGATGCATAAAAAGTTAAATGAACTGAATGGCTACTTCTACAATCGCAAACATGAAACACAAATACGTGATGAGTTAGTTGTTATACTCAATCAAATCAGCACACTAACTGCTTTAAGTGAGCATCCAAAACTCGGTATCGGCGCTGTTGACATATCACTTTATAACCAGTCGATATTAACGTCTGAACATAATGGCAATGTTGCAACCATCGAGATAAAACACCATTACCCAAAGGATTTACTTTATCGGCAAGTTCAAGAAGACATCATTTCCGATATTTCAAGAGTAATAGTTTCACCAACTACACATTTTATCCATATAATCCAGCAAAGAACCAGGATTAATACTCCTTCTTTTGGCCAAGTGAAATTCCTTGAACGTGATGCAAGTGATATCAGCACTTATGTGCAATACCTTGAAGAGCTAAGTTCATTTCCCAGTAATTTTCATAAAAAAAGTATATGTATTGAGGTACTTGGTGAAATTATGTCGACATATACCTTTAACGTATATTCATTTGACAACTGATCAATTTGACAATTTTATTGCTTAATGGTTAGTTCTCTCTGCATCTATTTTACGAATATCAGCTTTATCCCGATTGCAGTTAGCCAGTGCAGACAACAGACTCACATTCAGCTCCAGGCTGGCACCATACGTCAGAGGATTTGGTATGAACGGTACAGGTGTTTCAGAAGTCAGACTAGTCGGTAATGTTGTAGCCGGAGTGCTCACGTAAACTGTCCGCGTACTTCCGCAACCGCTCAGCAGCGGCAGCAGGCACAAGGCGTGCAGCACAATCATCATCCGCAACAGCCACTTTGATATCTTTCTGGGTTCTCTGTGACTCCAGTGCGATCTGCTGTTTTGCATGCTGGTTAACCTCTATAACTGTATTGACGATTTGCAGTGATTGCAGGACGTTACGGGTAATGGCTGTTGCAGATTCAGCATTTTGTACAGCCTCATCAGCACGTTTCTTTTCGTGCTGATATTTGCTGTAGTAGTGGTTGGCAGACCAGATGAAAGAACCGATGACAGTAAAGATGAATGCAGAGATAGCCAGCTTATAGCTCAACTTCATTTACCACCCCACCAGCCTCTTTAAACCGGGAAATCAGGTCACCGATTTTATGTTCATACTGACCGTAACCTGCACCAGGTAACGACGCCCAGATATTGCTGCAACGATCGATAGCCTGACGAATATCGCCGCGATCAATCATCGGTAAAGCGCCACGCTCTTTAATCTGCTGTAATGCAACAGCATCCTGGCTTTTAGGAGAGAAGTCTGTCAGCCCTAACTGCTTGCGGTAAGCATCCCACCAGCGCGAAAGAAGTTGATAACGGCCTGCAGCTGTTGATTTGAGTTTCGGGTTTAGCGTGACAAGCTTGCGAGGGTGATCGGAGTAATCAGTGAAGAGTTCTCCACCGACAATAACATCATAACCGTGGTTACGTGTCGGTTGTCGCCCGTTATCCGTTCCTTCTGACCATGCCACCATATCGAGGAAAGCTTTACGCTGGGAATTTAGTACCTGCATAAATTACTCCTTAGAGCCACCAAACTTATTACCGATTACTCTCATTGCAGCCCCACGAATAGCATCGACCCCGATCAGCCCAACGCCGCCACCAATGGCAACAGAAAGAGATTTAGGCCATCCGACATACTCAAGAGCGGATGCAAAAGTCAGCGTCAGAGCACCACAGAGCAAAATCTCGAGCGTTTTTCGTTTCCAGCCACCACCACCGCCAAAATAGGCAATGCGCAAGCCAGCCATAACGATCGACATAATCACTGCGCCCAGCGGTGTGTCTCCACGCCACCAGCTCTGGACCAACTCCAGCCAGGTATTTGGGTTATGAGGCATTTGTAGTTATCTCTCACCTCGCTGATACAGCAGGTGCAAATTGAGGAAACATCATGTACCGCAAATCAGATGCGGAAACGTCAAAGAAGCCGAGTCAATGGATAACTGCGGGATAGGCTAGGACCAAGGAATCCCCAGACCCAGAAACGACAAAACCCGCTCGATGGCGGGTTTAAGCTGTGTGGCGAAGTGAGCACACTTAACAGATTACGATATTTTTTGCGTACGCGTTAGTGTTTTGATAGAATTTTCAGCCACATAAAAATTCATTCTTATAATTCGGGATATATAATGGATATAACTTGTTTAGAATGTGGCAATGTTCTTGACGACCCAACTGTAGCTTGCGATAAATGCGGCGCCACGCCTCATGTTGTAGTGCTGGGCAAACAATCGTACTTTCCTATTGGTGCTGTAACAGCAAATCTTGAAAAAAATGATTCAAGAGCATTTGATTATCGATTAGGTGAAGTTTGGGATCTAAAAAATGAAGTCACATCTGAATTCATAACCAGAATTGAGAAAAAATTTAGCCGAAAAAACAAATTTCATAACTTCCTAGACTCAGATCACAACCCTTCATCCATTCCTACGATCCTAAAAAAATACATTAATAAAAATAATGAATTCATTGATTTATCTAGAGCTATAATAGAGAAGCTTAAACATAATGCTAATAACGAATCGAGAGTTGCCCAACTTCAGGGGGGAGCGTTGTTTTCATCCACTATAAGTCTACCGAACCAGAGGATTTGGGAAAACTTCTAATCGTAATGGTTGATAAACAAAGCGCCTATGACTTTGATTCGGATAAGTTGACCCCAACAAGATTAAATCCAATTAATACCGATGCCTTACGGCAGGCTGCGATGTTCGATTTAACTTTATTCGAAGCCAGTTATCCAGAAAACAAGGGTGACTCATATGTACATTTCTTGCAAGGTAAATCTAAAAGCGATTTTTTCAAAGACTCATTAGGTTGCCGACATGATTCGGACAATAAAAGAAGCATTCAGCAATTATTCAGTGCTATAGATATTTTTGCTAGTAAAAACTCACTCGGTCGTGTACTGCGTGATACTATTGACAATGAAGTTAAATCCTTACTGGAAAAAAAATCAAAAGATAAATACGGAAATAAGTCCGTTAAGATAGAGGATATTTCAAAAATAATTGACTCATGCCTGACTGATTCACACAAATGTAAGGGAACGTTTGTCGATTTTGTTAATCTTAATGGTTTCCAGATTGATCCTCAATTTGAACCAACTCCTAAAGCAGCTGAAAGCGCGCTTACAATTGAAGTGGCAGATAACGACAATAATTTTAAGTTGAAAATAATGCGTGGAGCTATTGGAGACGAAAAGTCAAATAAGCCTGTAATTCTCACTGACAACAAATGCGAAATTGTGATAAAATTGAGTCAGGCAAATTATGATGAACTCAAAAGATATAGAGACAGCTAATAATGACAATTGCTGATGACTTATCAAGATTAGCGCAGATTATTAACGGAGCCTCAAGCAGAGTTGAGGGCTACTACACTGTCATAAGTCTTGAAGAAAGCATTGTTATTGTAAATAGTTCTGAAATAATTAGACTGTTACAATCTATAGGTTATAAAAAGGCAACAAACTGCATCGAAAATAATGAAATTTGGCTAGATCGCCAAGCTTCATCTTGGGATGACGCTATAATTTATGAGAATGTTGAGTCTTTTTGGTCTAGAGTAAACACCCAAAACGCTCTTCCGAAAAATTATATCATCGGAACGCCGTTAATACTCCCTACTTCTAAGAATGAAAGCATCGAAAAAATCCATATTTTCTTTATGTGGAAAGATATCCTTTCATTAATTGCTGATCATCATAACAGTGACTGCTCTGTCTTATTTTTCACCAATGAAGACAAAAGTTATACAGTCGAACTCACGCATTTTTTACAATATAGCGAGATTAATCGCTTATCGAACTCGTCTCTTAAATATGAAATTATAAAGGAGCTTCTCGACACAATAAAAATCAATGATTTACACAAAAGCGAGCGCAAGCTCGTTATACGTTCAGCCATAAACGAAGTATTTAAAGCAAATGGTACATTCAATTTCTTTGACTTGCTTAACTCTACTGAACTCGTCAGAAAAAAATATGATGAACTATATGAGATTTACACAAAGAGGTTTTCTGTAAATAAAATTCTTAACGAACTCGATGAGAAAAATCTTGAGTTCACGAGTAAAATTAACGAATTCATATCATCTAATCAGACAAAAGCATTGACTATTCCCGGTGCATTAATAGCAGCTGGTGGCTTAGTGAAGGCTAATGAAACAACCGAAGCAATATTGATTATCGCAGGACTTTGGATGATAAAAAAAGTCAATTACATTTCTATTGAGATATTCAATGAAACATTCGACAACTTACGTTCTCGAGTGGAGTCCGCTTTCGATAAGTATTTAAAGTTTGAAGAAAATAAAGAAATCAAAGATAATGCAGATAGTATTAAGAGTAGCATTACAGGTTTGATTGATAAAGCTAAAAAAAGGATGAGAACTGTTAAATATCTCGCATCAGCCATGTTTTATGGAGGCCTTATTTACGTTGGATATAAACAGTTCCCAGTCTTTTTTGAAAAATCGGCAGTAAATCTATTTTATTTTTTATGCCATACTATAAGCTAACATTGCTAAACAGCCGTCAACAAACCCCATGGCAGTCTGCAATTCCTTCCTAATTGTGCCATCTGAACATCTTCTCTTCTTGGCAATAGTGCGTAATGAGATACCAATAACAAAGTGAGCTATGAGCAGCTCATATTCCTCTGGTTTATACTTTCGCAACCGAGCCACACAACCGTCTATCATGATGCCTTCATCATCATCACACTGGAGACGTGACTTTTTACCGTGTGGTAAAAGTCCCTTGAAACCAGCCGCTATCGGCTGCCAGTCCACACCACTATTTTCTGCTGCAGCCCATGCTCCCCAGCGGTCCAATACTTCATACATATCACGCATCAACTTTCTCCACAAAATCAGGCCAGCACGCCAATTGCCAGCGCACGATCGATAAAACGAAATATCAGCTCCAGCTGGGAGCCATACTTCTCTTCAAATGCCACGGTATCCGCATGCAGCTCGTCGTGATGCTTTCTGCACAAAGGCAACACAAAAAGGTCATGCGCTTTTGTTCCCATTCCACCCTGACCGTAACCTATCAGGTGATGGGGATCATCAGCGGGCCTTCCACAACATGCACACGGCTGTGTCTTAACCCAGCGCGTGTACTTTTCATTAACCCAGCGGCGACGTTTGGGGCGTAACATAAAAGACTCCGGCGACTCCGGATCCACTTTCAGCGCCAGCACCTTTTTCGCCTTATCCAGGATGATGCTGGTGGCAGGAACCGAAGGCACAAGGTCACTTTCCCGGGTGACAGACGGCACAACAGGCTTCGGTAATCTCAGTGCCTTACGGGCTGCACTTTCCGGTAAGGCATCCGCCAGATCATTACGAATCAGCCACCAGCACAGTTCCGGCATTGTCACAACGTGACTGTCATCAAAACCGAGATCCCGACGCACAACAGACAACACCCAGCGGGCACAGTTATCCGTTGCCATTGTTTCCAGCCGTTCCGTGAACTGATCGCGCAGCTGGTTATCGCAGTGCCAGCACAGACGGATTGCTCCCGGAGCGTGCCGCATTGTGGTCATGTTCTCGCTGTGCCAGTCGGAATGAGGCCACTGACAGCCCTTTTCACGAAGTAACCAGCTTTCAAGACATTCCACGCCACCAGCACGACGGATCACTGCCTCATAGCGGAACACGGCCCGAACGGCAGGATCATCCGCCAGCGGTTGTGATGCCGCCGGAACGGCACCACTGGCGAAAGATGAATAACGTTCTGGCTCAGGCTCCAGCAGGACACTCCCCTGCATAAACAGGGGCATCAGCTCTGTACCTGGTCTGAACAATACGATCCCCATACGCGGGGCAATTTCAGGGGTCAGTAGTGCTCTCACGGTCACCTCAATGAACGGTATCGAGCAGCTTTAACAGCTCAGGGAATCGGGATTCGAAGAAATGCGGCTGCGTCTCGCGTGGATTTGCAGGACTGGTGATGTTCTTGCCGAACATGCAGCCTTTCGCTGTCAGCGACCAGAATTTTTTGATGTTGTTAATCGCGGTACGGCTGTATCGTTCGCGCTGCTCGACGATCCCCAGCTTCGCCATCTGGTGATATGCCTGATTAGCCGTCAGGCAGATACCATACTGTTTCAGCAGTGCACTCAGTGACAGTGTCGGGCGACTTGAGCCATCGTGTGCATCAGCAGGAGCATCAATGGCATAGCGCGGTGCCAGATTCGGTAAGCCAACAGCCTCCTGGAGTTTCTGACAGGCACCAAGCACTGAAGAGTTAGACAGGTTTAACTCCCGGCGCATAAAGTCCAGCAGGATCACGCCAGCCTGCATCTTGTCAGCAGCCTGCCCGGATAATTTTTCCGGTGCGCTGGTTACCATGTCGAAAGTACGGATCACCTTCAGATGGAATGACGGGCTGATCCACATTGCATAGGCATACACCAGTTCTTTGCAGACATACGTCCCCTGGTTATTTCCGCCACGAATAACGTTAACTGGCTCTATATTGACCGAGTTGCAAATCTGCAACTCGCTTATTAAACGCTCAGTTTGCTCATTGCGGAGCCAGAATGCAGGCTTATGCTTATCCAGAGAACCAGCAGCCCTGTGCAGATCGTTCAGGCTGTAACGCCCATAAGCATCACGACGAACTTCAATACCATCAATAACCATCAGATTATTCATACTTCGTTTCTCCTCTTAATCAGGCGGCTGCACCCGCCGGTTTCTCATACTTACTGATAGTGATCTCGACCTTCCCTTCCGGGATAACCGGTCCCCACTCCACCAGCATTCTTTTCACCTGACTGTCGTCTTCCCACCCCCCCGCGTGGGTCAGGGCGTCAAACAGCGCCTTGTTATAGTTGTCCAGATCGCGGATCCTGTTATCCGGAGGAAACAACACGATCTCCACTGAAGCAGGTGCCGACGTTGGTTTCGGCAGACGACGTAACTGTTCAACTATTGCTGCGCACGCCGCGCTCTGGAATTTTCGCCCCGCCGCGCTTATCAGGCTCTTACCTGCAAACGCCCCTTTGTTGGGGTGTCGCCAGTACGTGTTCACGCTGGGCGGAAACGGCAGAATCAGCTTCATACTTTCAGGCCCCTCTCATGTAACCAGTGGGCTGCACGCAGCCTGGCGTTTTCCTCACCGGCAAGCAGTGAGCGGATAATCCCGGCCGCCTCGCTGTCGTCGTCCTTCACCGCGGTATGAAGAGTGATACCCCGGGCCACGCCACGCTTTATCGTGATGACGCCTTTTTTCTCCAGTGCGCGAAGATGCTCCACCGCTGCATTCACTGAACGGTATCCCAGCATGGTTGCCACCTCCTGATTGGTTGGCGGAAAGCCACGCTCTTTCTGGTAAGAAATCAGCATATCCAGCACCTGCTGCTGGCATTGAGTTAACGTCGTCATGCCGCCATCTCCCTGACCAGTTTTTCTGCCTGCTGGCGAACCTGCACCAGAAAGGCCTCACCACATGCCTCAAGTTCATCGCGCCCGATGTAGCTGATTGCCGCTCCCTTCCAGGTCTTATCGAAAACAGCAATAGCACCAGCGAAGAACGCTCCTGTCGGCACCTGCTTCTCATCCTTCGGGATAAACCAGACAGGCAGTTCAAAACCAATACGCCCGCGAATAAAAGCAATATGGTCCGCATCTTCCGGCCACCACACTTCGCTGGTGGCAGCTTTGATCAGGAAAACATAGCGCCCGCCCTTATCACGCATGGAACTGGCATGTTTCATGATGTAACGCATGCCGGTGATGTATTGCCCCTCATGCTGACTGGCGCGGCTGTATGGGGGATTACCAAAGGCAGC